AGATGAAAAAGGTCATGCTCAATTACCAGATACAAAAAATGATGTTGAATATGATAAACCATTTAAAATGAATCCAAAAGATACTCTTGTAATGATGCGTGGATTAAATGCAAGGTCTGGTTGTGCATCTTGGTTTACTATGGCAAGAACATTAGAAGCAGATGGTTATACAGTTGTTAATTCTGTGTTATGTAATGAAATATGTAATGATAAATGGTATAATCAAGTTATTTTTCAACAGAATAATATTAATACACCTAATACTGTTTTGATTAGACATGAAGAAGGTGCTATATTTGCAGCTGATAAATTAAATGCTAAATACCCAATGATATTAAAAACATCTATAGGTTCTCAAGGTGTTGGTGTTATGTTTGTAGAAAGTGAAAAAGCACTTCATGGTATTGTGCAACTTTTATATCGTGAAGATGAATTTATTGATATTATATTACAAGAACAAATTAAAACTGACTATGATGTTAGAGTAATTGTAGTTGGTGGAGAAGTTTTAGGTGCGATAAAAAGACCTATTATTGAGGGTGATTTTAGAAGTAATGTTTCACAAGGTTCTGAACCAGAAGTTCATGAACTCACAGAACTTGAAAAATCAGAATCAATCAGAGCTGCTAAATCAGTTGATGGTGATATTGTTGGAGTTGATTTTATTCCAGCAAAAAATAGAGAAAAAGATGAACCTTTTTTTATTGAGGTTAATTCAACGCCAGGATTAATAGGTATAGAATCAACATTTGCAAAACCAAAAATTAATTCTAAACTTTACAAAAGTGCTTTAAAAAAAGAAAAAGGTAAATTTAGTATAACAACAGAAATACTTAAAAAGTATATGAATAGAAATATATGGAAAAAATCATCAAAACCTTGTGGTGTTTTTGAGATGTTTCATCATAAGATATTTGGGGATATGATAGGAACAATGGATACTGGTAATGGAGCTCCCCACTCGGTCATTCATGCTGATAGTTATGAAATTAAAAATAAACAAATCACTATTAAACTAAATGGTAAAAGTATGACTACATCTTTAGTAGGCACTAGAGAAGTAGAAACTGGTGCTGGTAAAGAAGAAAGACCTATAATTAATTTAGATATTAAATTTGATGATAAGATGTATTACTCTTATCCTTTTACTATAGATTACAGAGAAAACAAATCAACACTTTTAATAAATAGAATCTTTTTAAATGATTTAAATGTGATGGTTAATCCAAACAAAAGTTATATATTAACAGAAAAACCAGAGGACAAAAATGATAATTGATGCACTAAGAAAAAAATATGAGGCAGAAATTGCTTCTGCTAAAGCTAACATAGATGTTTATAATAGAAACCCTGCTGGTATTGGTGAACACCCAGACCTAGTTCAAGCAGTTGATACAGAGGTGGTTAAACTTGCCGATGCCGAAGATAAGTTAAACACATTAAATAAACACTATGGTAATCAACCAGATTTATTAACATAAAAACATTGACAAAACTTGTTTAAAGCGAGTATAATTATATCATGCAATTTTATACTAATGTAACGCCTTGGGGTAATACCTTGCTTGTCAGGGAATATGTGAATGGTGAAAGACTTAATCGTAAAGTCAAGTATTCGCCTACCCTATTCTGTAAAGTTATCAAAGAAACTAATTATAAAACTCTTGATGGTCAGTATGTAACGCCTATAAAACATGATACAATCAAAGAGGCAAAAGAGTGGTTAAAGTCTTATGAAGACCAACCACATTTAGTTTATGGTAATACTTTATTTCAGTATAATTATATTGCAGATGAATATCCTAACTATGTGAAGTGGGATATTGATAAGATTCTTGTGGTAACTATTGATATAGAAGTTGCGTGTGAGAATGGTTTTCCAAATCCAGAGGAGGCAATAGAACCATTATTATCAATCACAATTAAAAATCATCAAAACAAACAAATCATAGTTTGGGGTACAGGTGAATATAAGAATACAAGAGATGATGTAACTTATGTAAAATGTGATACTGAGAAAATGTTAATACAAGAGTTTCTAACTTTCTGGGAAAAGAATCAACCAGATGTAATTACAGGCTGGAACACAGAGTTTTTTGATATACCATATCTTTGTAATCGTATTAAAAACTTATATGAACCAAAAGAAATCAATAGACTTTCGCCTTGGGGTAATGTATCAGATAGACAAGTTTATAAGATGGGTAGACAACAACAAGTCTATGACATACTTGGTGTATCACATTTAGATTTTTATGACTTGTATAGAAAATTCACCTATACTAGTCGTGAGAGTTATAGACTAGACCATATCGCTCATATTGAGTTGGGTGAGAGTAAAGATGATAATCCATACGAAACATTTAGAGAATGGTATCTAAAAGACTTTCAATCGTTTATTGATTATAATATACAAGATGTGGAGATTGTTGATAGACTAGAAGATAAAATGAGATTGATTGAGTTGTGTCTAACTATGGCATATGATGCTAAAGTTAATTATATGGATGTATTAGGTTCTGTAAAATATTGGGATATACTTATCTACAACGAACTAAGAAAAAAGAATATCGTTATACCACAAAAGATTCAAAGAGAAAAGAGTGAAAAGTTTGAAGGTGCATATGTCAAAGACCCAATCGTAGGATTACATAAGTGGGTGATGTCTTTTGATTTGAACTCTTTGTATCCACACTTAATTATGCAATATAATATATCACCAGAAACATTAGTTGCAGATGAAAAAGTTAAAAACATGTCAGTTGAGAAACTATTAAATAAAGAAGTGGACACATCAATATTAAAAGATGCAACAATGACACCGAATGGTGCTTTATTTAAAACAACACAAAAAGGTTTCTTACCAGAACTCATGCAGAAGATGTATGATGACAGAGTAAAGTTTAAACAATTAATGATTGAGGCACAAAAAGATTATGAAAAAACAAAAGACCCAAAACTACAAAAGACTATCGCTAAGTTCAATAATATTCAAATGGCTAAAAAGATTTCACTCAATAGTGCATATGGTGCTATCGGCAATGTGTGGTTTAGGTATTACAATCTTTTGGTTGCCGAGGCGATTACTACAAGTGGTCAACTTGCTATTCGCTATATTGAGCACACTCTTAATCAGTATCTTAATAAAATACTTAATACCAGAGGAGAGGACTACATTATTGCGAGCGATACGGATTCGGTATATATCACATTTGATAATTTGGTTAGCAAGGTCTTCGTATCAGACACAGACGACAATAAAATCGTTGAGTTTCTTGACAGAGTTGCCAAAGAGAAGCTTGAACCTTTTATTGATAAAAGTTATCAAGACCTCGCTGAATATGTAAATGCATATGAACAAAAGATGCAGATGAAAAGAGAAGTGATTGCAGACAAAGGTATTTGGGTTGCAAAGAAAAGATATATTTTAAATGCACATGATGTTGAAGGTGTTCGTTATAAAGAACCTAAATTAAAAATTATGGGTGTTGAGGCAGTTAAGTCATCTACACCAGCTGCTTGTCGTGAAAAGATTAAAGAAGCATTAACTATTATCATGACTAAAGATAATCAAGAGTTAAATAGTTTCATACAAGATTTTAGAAAAGACTTTATGGATTTGAAACCAGAGTTGATTGCATATCCTCGTTCTGTAAATGGACTAAATAAATGGACAGAATCACACAATCTATTTAAGAAAGGAGCGCCGATACATTGTAAAGGTGCAATACTATACAATCATCTTGTGCGAGATAAAAAATTACAAAACAAATATCCATTCATACAAGAAGGTGATAAGATTAAGTTCTTACATATGAAAACACCAAATGTCTATCAATCAACTTCTATATCATTTATGACTAAGTTGCCTAATGAATTAAAGTTACATAATTTTATTGATTATGATATGCAGTTTGAAAAGTCTTTTGTAGAACCTTTAAAATTTATTACTGATATTATAAGATGGCAGATTGATAGTAGTTATGGAACACAAGGAACACTAGAGGGATTTTTCTAATGGCAGGAAAAGGAGATAAAAGAAGACCGAGAGAAGTTGATGAAAAGACTTTTGAAGATAATTGGGATAGGATATTCAAAAAGAAAAAAGAAAATCCATTTCCATTTACTGATTCAAAACCAAACGAAAATATGTTTGATGATTTAAATTTAAAAAATACTAGGGAAACAGGAGATAATAATGAATGACTTTTTAAAAGATGTGATTAAGGAAACAGGAAATGAATATGCCGCTGTCGTTTCAGAGGGTGTAGAAGCTGGAGATGTAGAAAATTTTATTGATACAGGTTCTTACATATTCAATGGACTGATTTCTGGTTCAATGTATGGTGGACTTCCACAAAATAAAATTACTGCATTGGCAGGAGAAAGTGCAACAGGAAAAACTTTCTTTCTTATGGGAATGGTTAAAAACTTCTTAGACCAAAATCCAAATGCTGGTGTTGTTTACTTTGAATCAGAAAGTGCGATAACAAAACAAATGGTTATTGATAGAGGAATAGATGCAGAAAGAATGGTGATACTTCCTGTAACAACTGTACAAGAGTTTAGACATCAAGCACTAAAAGTATTAGATAGATACATGCAACAAGATGTAGATATACGAAGACCATTGTTTATATGTTTAGATTCACTTGGCATGTTATCAACTACAAAAGAAGTAGAGGATACAGAGGCAGGAAAAGAAACTAGAGATATGACTAGAGCACAAATACTAAAAGCTGCATTTAGAGTTTTAACTTTGAAACTTGGAAAAGCAAAAGTGCCAATGGTAGTAACAAACCATACTTATGATGTTGTCGGTTCTATGTTCCCAACAAAAGAAATGGGTGGTGGTTCTGGATTAAAATATGCCG